ACGTTACCGAAGGCAATGCCAGTTGCGCCGTTGTCGAGACGACCGAAGACAGGGCGACCACGGGAGACCAGATCGAAGGAGATCTCGGTCAGACCCTCGGCACTCATGTTCTCCGAGTAGTTCTGAATCACCGCGTTGAAGCCGGTGAAGTCATAGATGAAGTTGCCGGTGGCACCGTCGGCTTGGCCCAGCTCCTTCAGGAACTCGATGTAGATCTCGAAGTCCTTGTCGTAGCGGGCACGCTGGATGAGGTTGAAACCTTCGTCGTAGTTGCCACGGAAGGTGGGGCACTCAGCGCCAGCTTGCAGCTCAGCGTCCTTCAGGAAGTAGGCAGTAACAGATGCCTGCACCGAAGAACCGGTGATCACGGAATCGGTCCAACCGTCGTCGCCCAGCAGGCGGAACTCCTGGTTGTTGTCCGAGATGTTGAAGCTGGTGTTGGTGATGCCCTGCAATTCGACGTACTGGTCGCCAGCGTCGAGGGTCGGAAGGGTGATCAGTCCTGCGTTGTCGCGGGTAGCGAAATAACGGCAGGGGGCGGTCAGGTCCACAGCACGGACGATGGTCCGGTGCGCCTTGTGAAACGACAGCCCGATGGCGTAGTCGGCCATTGTGGTGACTCCTTAAGGGATCGGGGGGTTCAAGACAGCTCCGCTAATGCGAGCCGTGAGGGCCTCAAAGGTGACCTCAGTCCGGGCCATGTACGTGACTTGGTCCCGTGGGAACGTCCGTGCCATCCGACGGCTGATTTCCAACAGCGTCGTCGGCATCCGTGTTCCCTGCGTGTTCCCGTAGTTCGTAAAACGCACGTTCCAGGTCTCGAAAGACAAAACGCCGTTGTACGAACCAGGACTACGAATTTCAGGGACGTCCTCGATGGTGCACTCGATACCGGTGATCTCCCAGTTCGAGGGAACCATCGCTGCACCTACGACGTAGACGGCAGGAACGCGAGTGCCGTTCGGCAGGGTGTAAAACCCAGGCCAATCGGCTTCATCACGCAACGTGGTGCCGTTCGCTTCGTAGATGTTCAGGACGTAGCGCTCGATGTCCTGGCGGATATGCGTGACGGGCGGGCATCCATGAACAGTCATTGACGCCTCCTCACAGCTGCACGTAGCAGTTCGCCGTACTTGGCAGAAGCTTCCTCAAGAGGAACCTGCGTCCAAGGACGACCGGGGAACCGTGCCCCCGTAGAACTCACTCCGCCCTCGTGGACTTGGGTTGCGTACTCAACAGGCCAGGTGAAGGTCACCGAGCCGTCGCCGTTCACAACTCGTGTTTGGCTTGCGCGTAAGCGCCCGCTGTCCACGATGTCCCGCACTTGGGGTGGGGTGGGATAAGGCCACTTCGTTGCAGAAATCTCTGCAGTGAAGCGACCATCAAGCCAGGTCGAAAGCTGCTGCATGGCTTCCCGTGAAGCAGCTTCGAGCGCGAGATCAAGAGCCGGTTGACGACGTGCCATCAGCTAGGACCTCCCACAACGCGGAAAATCCCTTCGATCTGCTGCCGTAGGTCATCGCGATGGTTTTGCTCCATCGCAAGATTCATCACCAGCTCAAAACGTCCCTGATAGCCATTGATCGTGGCTAAAGCTTGAGAGCCATTCGTGATGCGGCTATCAAGCACTGCGGGGGTCAGCAATCGACCTCGGACGAAGTAGGTCGTGATGTCTACGCCTTTGTCGGCCTTCCAGCTGGGAGGCTCAAGCGCGACAGCCGCCAGGTATTCAACGGTCTCGGTGCTTTGAACAGCATTGCCAGTAGCTGCGTCGGTGCTAGACGTCCCTGTGCCTACCGCAAAAGCGAATTGAGCATTCCCCCAGGGGGCGTACTCGGCAATGGTGGCGCTAGCAATCGCCATAACTACAAGGCAATACCGCTCAAGGTGAGGCTGTTGAACAACCGCAAATACTCCTGTCCGTAGAGCGTTGCATCGAGGTTGGAACCGATCGGCTCCCCACTCGGTGCACCGATCTGACGACCGATTTGCATGGTGCGAGTTGCCAAGATGTGAGCCGTCAAATAGCTCACGGCATCGGTATGGATCGTTCCCCACACGGTGGTGGGGATATAACGACCCGCCTCAGCCAGTGCAGTCGAAACAACCGAGGACGATTGCTCCCCGAACTCGGGGAATCGACTCAGGAAATCACTGGTAGAGGGGACTGCCATCAGCCGTTACCTTCGGTGATGGCGCTAATGCGCTTGGCAATCGAGTTTTTCACCCGAATGCGGGACTCTTTCGCATCCCAACGGTTCAGCTGCTCGATGTCGAAGCTGTCCTCAATCAGGGTCATCGCCTGACTGACGGGCAGAGCAGAAAGGCTGTCTGCTGCTTCGGACTCGGGGGTGGCTGTCGTGGTGGCCTCCTCGGTTTCGATGCGGAGCGCACCGAGTTTGAGGAGGTTGTTCACTACGTCGTAACCCTTGATCTTCTCCCAGATCAGGCTCGGGAAGTCACGGTTGACGCCCGATTTGACCTGGATGTTGTCCTTGCCGTTGTCACCAACGAAGGAAAAGGAGATGGAACACTCCTTATCCATCGGAGGATTCTCAAGTTCAGGACGGTAGACGAGGATCATGATTGGATGAGTTGGAAAGAATCCCGTTCAGGAATGGGTCAAGAAAAAGCCTGATAAATCAGGCCTTCTCGAGCACCATCACGCTCTTGGGGTAGTACAGAGCAAGGCCACCGATGCGGGCGTGGGCAGCCACGCTGAACTCGAGGGCGTTACGCAGGGGAGGCAGGAACTCCAGAGGCTGGGGAACATGCAGCTGCAGCTTGTCGGGGCTGCGGTCATAAACCACAACGCGGTCCTTGCTCAGGGAGCCACCAGACTTGGCTGCAGCGAGCTCGTTGATCGGCTCGATCGCAGTGATCATCGGGTTGGTGCGGAGGAAGAACTCCATCACCGTGGTGTCACTGGTGGTGCTGCGAGGAGTGGTGGAGATGATGCGATACACGTCGTAAGGGACGAGCATCGTGTTGGGCATCTCCTTCATGTTGGAGTTGTTGACGAGCTGAGTCGGGGCTTCGTTCAGAAGCTCCAGCATCTCGTCGGTGGTGGTGGTGCCACCGTCAAACCACTTGTCAGGAACGGTCTTGTCAACTTGATCGTTGTTGAACAGACCCTTCATGCCAGAAGGAGCATCACCGAAGTAGGCGATTTCCTGCACCTTCTCCTCATAAGCACGACGCACAGCGTTGGCGCGACGTTGCTCGAGGTTCATGCCGGGCACCATGGCCGCAGCACGGGTTTCTTGGATGGTGTAAGCGAAAGAAGCACCCAGGGAACGAACCGGGTGGGTCACTTCCTTACGCAGGACATCTGCACGGGGCAGATCCTGTGCCTTGTCACCAATCACCTTCATCGAGCCTTGCTTGTCGAAGACGCGATAGGTGAAGCTGTCAGCGCCGTTGCCGACCTCGGAAGAGAGGGGGATCAGGCTGCTGTACTTAATGTCGGCATACTCGACCTCGAAGGTGCGAGCCAGGATGGTCTCTAGCTCACGGGCTAGAAACACGCCGACGTCGTCGTTACGGATTTCGGTGGTCATGGTGGAGAAGCTCCGTTATTAGGCGTCGGCGGAGTAGGTCATGCCGGGGATGTCGATCTCCAGCAGAACCAGACCGGCGGCAGTGGTCTCAGACACCCAGCGGGCACCTGCGGTCACGTTGACGGTGGTGGCAGAAACGGCGGATTTGCCGAAACGGCCTTGGAAGGCACCAGCCAGAGTGCCGGAGTGATCGCTGATGAAGTAGCGAACGGCATCACCCAGTGCAATCGCCTCAGCGGAATACACCCAGATCACACCCTTGGAGACCACATTCACGGTCTCGGTGTTGGGGTAGCCGTAACGATCGTTAGGGCCAACCGGGGTGGGGTTGGGGGTGTAGCTGCTGCCCAGGCTTGCGCCCTCGAGGACTTGGCTGCTGATAGCCATGNNCGGTCACACCAGAAACCAGCTCGACCGCGTAGGGATCGTTGCTGGTAGGAGTGTTGTCGGTCTGAACCAGCACGCCATAAGGAATGGCAGCGCCGGATTGGTTGCGGTAGCTGCGGCAGACATAAGCCTGCAGGTCAGCCAACATGCCTTCGTGGCCAGCAGTCAGGTCCAGCGGATAGCTGCCCTGTGCACCAGAAGGGTTGGCGACGGTGGTCGGAGTGAAAGCGACGGCCATGGTTAGGGCTCCTTATTTGGTGGCGGTGAGAGGACGCTTCCAGGCATCCGCCATCCGAGACCGGTAGGCGTCAACCGGGGAGGCGGTGCCACGACCTGCACCTTTGAGGGCATCACGCAGACCTTCAGTGCTGTCGGCGCGATCAGCTTCGTCCTCGTGGACTTCGGCTTCGCCTTCTTCACCCTCGACCTCTTCCTCCTCCTCCTCTTCACCGCCGTCTTCACGGCTGGCGAGGATGCCGTCAACCACGCCTTGGATGTAGGCGGGAGCAGCGTCTTCGCTGGGAGCAGAACCGGTCAGGTTCTCGAAAGCTTGGCTGTAAAGGGAAGAGTCGTCGATGCCATCGAACTTGAACTCTTCGTCGAAGGCGGGAGCCAGATGCTGCAGAGTCTCAATGCGAGCGGCGACCAGTTGGTCGATCTCGGCTTGATCCATGCGTGCAGGCTCATCACCTTCGAGCTCGGTGACACGCTCTTCGAGCGCATCGACACGGCTNNTAAGAGATGGAATCGAACTCGCTTTGGAGTGCGTCGAGCTTGGTGGCAAACTCTTCGCGCTCTGCTGTAACAGCTTTCAGTTGGCGCTCCATGTCCCGTGCGAAGGACTGGACCGCGGTAGCTGCTTCAGCGGGCAGATCGATCTCCAGGCCGTCGAGTTTGACGGTTGCCATAACGGGAGATGCAGTTGAACAGGGCTGGAGCGCCTCAGGATCAAAGGCAACGGCGTCTGCCGAATCCATTCGATCCAT